GTTTTACCATTAATATTTCAAGTCCGTCTTTTGAACAACCAAAAGCTGATATTCTTTTAGGTTCGTATTTCTTTACGTCTGTCCAATCGTCAGAATAGTAGTAAGCTTCTATTTTGCCTTCTTCGTTACATTTTTCTGGTCTTAAAAGTTGAACAGGTATATGGTGAACGTTTACAATCTTCTTACGGTCTTTAGAGTATATTACTTGCATTGCACATTGACCAAGTAGTTTTAAGTCTGTTACAAGTTGTCTAACGTCTTGCTTCTTAAACAACGACATCATAACTGCGTAGTCGTTTGGCTTTACTTGTGCGTCTGTTGCGTTTAAGCCTTTACCGTATACTAAACGTGTTATGTTGTTTATAATAGCATTGTTCGTTGTGCTATTAGTATACATATTAATCAAGTGATTATAGTATAAGTTGTCTTCACCGTATTCCACCCAATCGTTACGCTTACTTTCTGTTATTACAGGTGCTTCGTATGTGCTTAATTCTAATAAGTGTATATTATTACTCATAAATTATAAATTCGTTATTTGAAACGTTAGACGTGTATTGTCCGTCATTGACTGAATAGTTTACTACAGGCGTTTGGTTCGTGCAGAATATTCTGTCTTTATGTACTATTGTAGTTCCGTTTTTTAGTGTAAGCTTATAAAAGTTGTTTTCAATTAAGCTAAAAGTACCGTTTACAAAAGTAGCGTTTATTGTATCGTAGTATTCGCCATTTGTAAAACTTGTGATCGTAATAGTAACTTCTTCACCTGTCGCTTCGTTCTGAACAAGTAACGTATCGTAAGTTTGGCTTCTTGGTATGAAGCTAAAACTTTGCTCTGTTGCTATTGCTTGAAGTATTACCATACTATAATAACTAAAAAAGTGTAAAACTGTTTTCTTTTCGTGTTTATGTAAAAAGAAAAAGCACCCCGAAAGGTGCTTAATCTACATTATGAAAGGAAGGAAACTTACGAAGTTACAATTACTGCATTGTCAGTACCATTAAAGAATACCGCTGCTAAAGATGTTTCGTCTGTGCAATCAATAAAGTTTGCTGGAAGTTCTTCTTCTGCCGTGAACGTTAAAGAGTAACCGTTGAAGTCACCTAACGCTGCACCACTTGAAATTTCACCAGCAGAAACGTCTGCACCTTGGTCTAATCCCATTAAGAAAAATTGGTCAGTCATTGTTCTAACTACAATTCTTGGTCTTCCGTATGCAAGAAGCTTTACGTTTTTAGTAGTTACTACATCTTGTCTTTTAAGTGCAGCTACTAAAGTTTGTGTAAAGAAAGTTGTTCCGTTATCACGTGAAGAATTTATTGCAGTTGTAAAAGAATTTTGTGTAGACTTCAATTCAAACTTGTATAAGTTCATTGCCGTTGCCGTGTCAATAGGTACCCAAGTATCTATTTCGTCTTCTTCTCCTGTTCCTGTTGAATAAACAACAGAATCCGAGTTTAATTTGTCGTAGTTAATTATGTAAATTGCCTTTAAGCCAGAAACTGAATCCTTACATTGTTCTATACGACCATTGCTAATATCACAAGCCATTTGTTTTTAGTTTTATGAACAAAAAAAGGAGAAGGCGCTTTACCTCCTCCTTTAGTATAGTTCTGGTTTATTATTATGCTCCGTAGTAAATTACGTCTTCAGCAACTCCGATTTGTGCACCAGCAGCCATTCTCATAACTACTCTTACGTTGTCTGAACCGTCATATTGAGAAACGTCAATTACTCTTGCTTCTTGTGTGTCTGACAATAAAGAAACACCGTAGTAAAGGTTAGAAATCTGTGCAGCTAACATTCTGTCGTTTGCAAGACCTTCAGCCATAAAGATTTTGATACCGTCAAATGAAACACCGCCACCGTCAGCATACCACATTGTTCCTCTGTTGTCTACACCGTTTGCACCTGTAGCAGCGAAACCGCCTAAAGCACGAACATAAGCAGCCATTACATTTCTTGAAACAAAGATTCTTGTATCTTCGTGTCCGTAAATGTTAGTCTGTGCGTTAATTGCATCAACAACTTTTCCAAGTTCGTCAATTACGTTTAATGCAGTAACCGCAGCTGGTGCGATAATGTTTGCAGCTGGACATTGTGCAGCAGCTAATACTGTGAAACCACCGTCAGTAAGACCACCAGCAGCACCAGCAGCACCACTCCAAAGTGTAGTCTCCATTTCAGCAGCAACCTTTCCAGCAACATATCCTAAAAGATAGTCTGAAAAAGATTTTGGTAAGTCTGAAAATTGAGATGCACCCATTTCAGCCGATTGCCAAGTATTGAAGAATTGTGATTTACACAATTGCATATTCACTTGCAAGTCGTTAGTTGTTAAGATTTTTTCTGTTAGCGTAACAGTTGATCCCGCAGCGTCAAAGTCGCAAGTTGCGTTAGCTAATAAAGTTGAAGTTGCTACGTTTTGTAGTACCTCTTTGAATTTAACGTTAGGAAGTACAGTTACTCCTCCGTTGTCGATTGTACTTGGAGAAAGTAATGCTGCGGAAATATATTTTCCAGCAAACTGTCCAGCGTACGTTGTTGTGATTGTTGGCTCTGCCATAATTGAAATTATTTATTTATTAAAATTTGTTATTTACTTAATTTTGCAAAAACTCTGTCCATTGTAGTTTGTGGTCTGTTTTGACCGTACTTAATGTCATTCGTGTTTGTCTTGTTTTCTGGATTGTGTGCAATAGGTTTAGCAGCTGGTTCTTCGTTAGAAAGTTCTACTACTTCTTCTTTTGCAAATTCTTCTTTGTTGTTTATTTTAGAAAGATGTTCTACTTCTGCTTTAAGTTCTTCGTTCTCTTTTTTCAAAGCTTCGATTTCGGAAAAGAAAGTTTCTTTAACGATTGATTCAACAGTTTTCTTAACAGGTTTTTCTGTAGCCATTTCTTCTTCGATTACTTCTTCGTCTTTAACTTCTACTTCTTCTTCTACAACCTCTTCTTCTACAACTTCTTCTTTCTTGATTTCGAAGATTATACCTTCTTCTTTGATCACAAGAATTTCGCCTTCTTCACCGTCAAGTTTATACTCACCTTCTGGCATTGGAATACGTTGGTCATCTTCTGTTACAATAACAACTTGAAAACCAGCAGCAAATTCTTCTGCTTCGATTCGTGTTTGTCCGTCTTCAAGACGTCTTTCTGCTAACTTAACTTCCATTCCAAGAAGTTCTCTTACTTTGTTTAATATAGAATTATCTTTCATTTTATTTATTTATTCGTGTTTTTACAATTTTGGTAGTTCAAAGTCTTCTACGTCTAAACCTAAACTTTCTACTTCGTCAAATAATTTAGAAGCTTTCGTATATGCTGGTATTTTTTTAGCATCTATACCTAAATCTTTTGCCGCATCTTCAAAGTCAGCAAGTATATTTTCTAAATTACCTGTTTTTCTCATAGCGTTAACTGCTGAAGATTGCTTACCGTTTGCATCGTCTACAATATCTTCAACTTTTTCAATAGCAGTTTTTGCTTTATTCAAAGCTTTCAATGCGTCTTGATTTTGTTTTTTTAAATCCGTATATTGCTTAATTACGTTTTCAAGGTCTTTTATACCAGCAAGTTCTACTTTTTCAGAAGCTAATTCTGTCTTCTTGTCTTCTTTAGCAAGTTTGCTAAAAATTTTGTTTAATTGTGGATTCATACTATAATAACTTTATTTTAAATTGTTTGTTGCATTTTCGTTTTTAATTCGCTGCTATACAAGCCGTACAGTCTGCATAAAGACTTACCGAATTAATATGTATACCTTCGCCAGAAATACTTTCTGTAACCGTATAACAACCGTTATGGTGTGAGTTTTCAAACACGAAATAATATACGTTGCCTATTGTTAATTCTGTTCCGTGTATATGTACGTTGTGGTGGTGACCTGTAGTACAATGCGTTATTTTATACTTGTAAGCACCGTTAGTATCTTCTTTAGTTATCTTGCCTATTCCTTGCGCCCATATAGAACCGTCACAACAGTCTATACTGTATGTTCCGTTTTTACATAGACAAGCACGAGTGCCTCCTAAAATACCTGTTCTACTACTTTTCAATTATTCGTGTTTTTACTTGACTTTAAAATTTTTATAGATAGTTTCAACTTTTTTTAAGTCACTTTCTATAACTTCTTTAGCGTATTTTACATTTACTTGTGTTATTTTTTTAGGTAAATCCATACCCAAATCTTTTGCTAATGATTCAACTTCTTGGCGTAGTTTGTATGCTTTTTCTGCCACAGGTAAAGCTTTTTTGCCTATTGATATAGCTTGTGACAATTCAGATTTAGCATTTACCAAAGCATCGTCTAATCTATCAAAAAACTTGCTTGTTTCGTCTTGTAATTTTTCCAAATCTTGGATAGCACCAAGTTCAACTTTTTCACTTGCAAGTTTAGTCATTACTTTGTTAGTAATTTCTTTTTCGATTTGTTCTCTTAAATTCATTTTTTTTCGATTTGTTTTAGTTTTGATTCTGCCCAAGTCTTCGCACTTTTACCGCCCCACAATAAGTAAGAAATATAACCGCAGCTTTCTTTGTCGCCTTGATCATAGTAAACTTCTGCTCTGCTTAAATACGAATACATACGCTTAATTGTTTTTTCGCTTACAGGTTCACCGTTAGCTAATTGTTGCGCACGTACCTTACCTACTTGTGTTGCACATTTGTTGTTTACCGCTTTGTTTAAGTCTATGCCACGTTTTGCATTGTTGCTCACGCTTTCTGGATAGTCGCTATAGCTTTCTAATTCTTCTTTGCTTAAAAGTTCTTTTAGTTCTTCTACTATAAACCTTTCTTCAAGGTCTTCTAAAGATTCCGTGTTTAAGTCGTACTTGTCTGCAAAATATCCTTCTATAGAAAAACCTTTTACTTCGCCATTCTTCGCCTTTTCGTAGATTTCGTCATTATCTATTTTCATACTTACAACCCAACTACCTTTAGGCAAATCTAAACCGTAAAGTGCAGACTTATCTTTCTTTGAATCTTCTACTATCCAACTTTCTGTAATATAAGTACCTTCAACATTTTCGTTGTGTTCTAACGTTGCGTTGTGGTGGTTAGACTTCTTAAAGAAAAGTTCACTTGCCTTTCTTACTGTGTCTTCTGAAAAGTAAATATAATACTCTTCGTCTGTCTTGTCGTTACGTCTGTAAATTTGTTTATTAGGCACTAAAGCTGCACCCATAAGAATACGCTTTTCGCTATCTACTTCTTTAAGTAAGACTTCGTGTTTATTTAGTGCTACAAAGTTTTCTTCTATTGCTGGTGATTCTACTACAGATATTGCTTCAATTCCAGCTTGATCGTCTGTTAAATCTAAAACCAATTCTACTATCTTCATATTATAATAACTTTTAAAGTGTTAAAGTGTTGCATTTTGAACACGGTTACGGTCTAACGCCTGTGCAGTTGTCACCTCACCACTAACTACATAAGCTTGTGTTGGTTGTTGCTGAAGTTGTGCTAATTGGTTTACGCCACTATCACCGACAACATTAAATTGTGGTGCGCTTGGTGCGTCTGGTACACTACCACTTACGCTTGTTCCACCTGTTGCACCGCCGCCTTCAAATTTTTGCGATGCTATTTTAGCTACGTTTGCAAGTCCAGCTGCTACTGCAAGACCAGCTGCAATACCACCACGAACAGGTGAAGACGGATCGGGCAACGGTAAAAACTGCGATGCATAGGCTTGTGTCGCACTTAAATAAGTTGTTCCTAAAGTAGTTGCTATTTGTGCTGCTTTCTGTACTTGAAAAGCTTTTTTTGCTTGTTTTTCGCCTTTCTTACCAAATAGTTCTGTAATGTTGCTTATTAAGTCTAAAGTGTCAAATGCAGCTTGTATTCTAAATTCTTTGTTTCGTTCTATTTCACGTTCTTGTGTTGCTGCATATTCTTTTGCTTGTTTATCTAATTTTGCAAGATTGTCTGCTTGTATTTTTGCTTCTTTGTCTGCTGCTTCTTGTCTTAATTCGTTTGCAAAGTCTAAACCTTCTTGTAGAATTTTGTTTTCTAAATCAATTCGTGTTTCAAAAGCATTTTGTACTTCTTCGTTTAGTTTTTTAAGTCGGTCAAGTTCTTCTTGTTGTCTTTGCTTTCTTGCTTCTGCTTCCGCTTTTAATCTTTCTGCTTCTGCTTTGTCTATTGCTGCAATTTGTGCTTTTAATTTAAGTATTTCTGTGTCTGCTGCAATTTCAAGTTGTTTATTGTTAAAAGCTGCAAACCTTTCTTTTTCACGTTGCTTAATTGCAAGTGCTTCTCTTAATATTTGCTTTTCAAGTTCTGCCGTGTTTTTGCCTTGTGCTTTTAAATATTCTATTTCCGCTTTTCTGTATTCTGCTTGACGTGTTGCTATTTCTGCTTGTTTCTTTGCACGTTTTTCTTCTGCAAAACCTGTAATGCCTATCCAGTCGCTTAAATCTTTTAAACCTTGTATTGCTACGTCAATAGCATCTGTAAACACCGCAAAATATCCTATTATAGCAACCATTGTAGTAACCAACAATGCTAATGGATTCAATCTTACAATAGCGTTAAATGCCTTTGTTGCTTTACTTGCTAAACCTATGCTTTTTGAATATTCTAAAACACCTTGAACACCTTGTTGTAATGCTAAAGCACCTTGTACTTTTAAAAGTGTTTGTTCTAAAGCTTCACTTTCTGAACCTACTAAAGCCATTGCGCCTTGTACCGCTGCAAAACCACTTGTTGCACCTGTAATTGCACCGCCTAACTTTTGACTAAAAGTATTTGCTGCTTGATCTACCGCTAAATCTGTTTGTATTTGTACCTTACGATAGTTACCTACATTCTTTAAAAGTTCTTGGTATTCTTTACTTGTTGTGTCACCAGCTAACGCAAGTTCGTAAAGCCTGTCTTCAGCTTCACCCATTCTTGTCGTAAGTGGTTGTAGTTCACCGTAGACTTCTTCAAATGTTTTGTTTAAGCCTTCTACAGAATCGTTTGCAATGTTAGTTGCTTTTGCAAAGTTTTCAAAGTCCTTTGCTGCTTCGTCTGCATTGTTGTTTATGTCAATGTTTATTGTTCGTTTTTCTGCCATTGTTTAAGTCTTTTTTTTAACACTTGTTCACGTTTCTTTTGCTTGTAGGTTTCCTTAAATCCTTTTGGCATTGCATACAGTCCTTTCGCTACTTGTATGTTATAGCTTTCTTCTATAAAGTCGTCTATTTGTAGTAAGTCAATTATGTTCTTTAACATTACGGTTGTTGTTGTATAAATATTTGGTTTGCTACTTGTGTGCCGTCTGCATAATCGTATGTTACAGTCAAAGTGTAAATAGCTACGTTACCTTCTTCTGTTCTTAATCTTATGAAGTCTTCCGTGTTTATGTAGTCTGCATTGTCTTCTGTTGTGATCAAACCAACCGTATCTGTATTTGCTGGTATGCAAACTTCTACCGTTCCGTCTGTTGTTAGTGTGCTTGGCGTAATAGTTACTCCAGCATCACTTGTAGTTATTGTCGCACTTACTGCACCATTCGGAAACAATATTCTAACGTCTAAACATTGCGCTTGGTCTGAAGGTTGCAAAGGTTGTATTGGTTTGCCTCCTCCTTGACTTATAACGTCTGTAAAGTCATTTAATAAAACAAAGTTTACTTCACCTGTTGTTAGGTTTGACTTCATATCGTTAATTGTGTAACGCTTATCACGAATAATTAAACGGTCATTAAGTTGCAAGTTTGTAAGTAGGCTTATAGGTAGGTTCGTCTTTACGGTGGTTTCTCTGTTCTTTAAATTGTACAGGTTGCTTAAATAAGGTTGGTAATATACACTATACAAAGTGTTCGGTACAATCGCATCTAACAATGTGCTTATATCTGCGTTAAAGTTTAGTGTGTAGTTTACGTTTTGGTCTAATAAGTCTTGACCGAAAGGCACATAGGTTGTTATCTCTTCTGGCGTTGTATTATCTGTAAATCTAAAAGACGTAGTGAAGTTGTCATATTGGTATAATATAACAGGTTTTGGTGTATATTGGTTTCCGTCTGCATTCAATGCTTCGCCTATTTGTAGGTTTGTGCCTTCAAACTTTTGCATCATTAAATTCTCAAAAGGTAGTTCTACTTTAAATTCGCTTCCGTCATAGTCAAAAGTCTGTCTTGTGTTTCCGTAACCTCTGCTTGCTAAATCTCTAAAAATTGTATTTGTTCCACTTTCGCTTTCTTGGTAACTAAATTCAATGTTATTATAAAGCTTTACACGATCAATATTAATACTTTCTATGTCCGTGTATTTCGTGATGTCTACTACTGCGCCTTTGTCATACCATTCGCTTAATGGTTCAATCTGAAATACGTCTTGTTGTGTTCCGTAACAAGTCAAGTTAAACATCTTTAAAATACCAGCAAAAAAGTCTGAAACCTTCATTTTAGGAACGTAGTTTATAACGTTCATTTCAGCCGTCAATGCAATGTTGTTTGCAGTTGCAGTATATTGATTGTATAGTTGGTTGTTATTTGGATCAAACGAATGTATGCCGTATTGAAAATAGTATATTGTAGTGTCTAACGTTATAGCATCAGTTGCACGAATGTTAAACTTTACTACTTTATTTAAAATTTGATTGTTGTTGTCTGTAGATATTTCAACAATTCCTGTACCTGTCCTTTCTATTGTTTGTACTAATTGGTTGTTTTCAAAAACATCAATAAAGTAAGTATTAGAATTACTTGCACTTGTTATGTATAATCTTACAATATGTTGTAAAGTTAGCCATTCGCCTAAAGTTGTTATTAATGGGAACATTTGCGTAGGCGCTTCGTAACCATAGCTTAAAGTATTGTCTGCTATGCTAAAATATGTACTTGCTGGATTCGTGTTTTGACCGCTTACATAATTTATTGCAGTAATGTCTAGAACTTCTGGTGCAGTCAAAAAAGAAAAACTATTAGAATTTTGACAAAGTAAATACGCCTTATTGAATCTTGCATCACTAAAAAACGTTCCACTAAATGTTATTCCGTACCTTGTTTGTAGTGCGTTAAATACTGCAAGTATTTGAATAGCTGGAAATAATTCGTCATAATGTACTGCACCTGTTCCTGTACTATAATTAATGTCTGTACTACCTCCATTTCCGTAAGTAATATCTCTGTCAAATATTAGCGGATATCTTACGCCATAATTAAATGTACCGTTTGTGATTCTGTTCTTTACTTCTGTTGCAGTATATGAATGGTTGTATACGTCAAGTTCTGTAACATCACTTAACATATCGTCACCAAACTTATCTTTTAAGCTTAATACATCACCATAGAAAGTTATTTGATAGCTATACGCTTTGTTGTTTTTTACTTCTGCTTTTTCAAGACTTATTTTACCTGTTCTGAAAGGTGTGTAGTCTATTTCAATATTGCCGTTTCGTCTTTTGTTAAAGTCTAACGTGCTATCAATATCGTTTTGATAGAAGTGTTCAAATATTTCGTTGTTCTTTGTAGAAGCTGGTACGCTAAAGCTTTGTGAGAAGTCTGTAAATACTTTACTAATATCTTGAACGTTCTGTTGTGTACTTGTGACGTTTATTTGTTCGTCTTCAAATAGGTCTAACCTTTGTCCTTCTATGTAAACTTGTACCGTTCTCATTATACTACGTTGTTGATTAGATCATAAGCAAAGTCAAACGTAAGTTCATAATTGATCATTCCATTGTTCAAACCTGTCTGCTTTTCTAAACTTTGTGTCTGTACGTTTACAGGATTGTAAAATTGGTTGTAGTCGTAGTCTAACAATGTTACGTTTTCACTTAAAAGAAGTTGTTGTAAGTATTCTGCGTAATTGTCGTTTACCCAACCTGTGTTTAGTCTTATGCTTTCGCTACCTGTCTTGTTAAATTCGTGTATCTGTCCTCCGTCTTGTGTTGGTGAATATGGTAAAGCTTGTGGGTTTAGTTTGTACTTGTCTGCTTTTACCGTTACGTTTCTTTTGTTCGCTTTTAAGAAGTATATGCGTGACCAACTACCATATTTGTTTACAAAGTCGATCACTACAGGTTTATACTTTGGTTCACATACGGGCTTAAATTTTGCAGTCCAAATAACGTTACTTCCTGTGTTTAGTTTTTCTACTTTATTTCCGTACAAGTTCCAACCTGTGTAAACTCTGCCAAAAGACTTAACACCAGCAGAAGTTGCAACGTAGTCTTGTGTAGCTGCCGTGCTTAAATTTGTGTAGCGTATTGTTTCGCCTACTTCCATTTCAACGTCAAAGCTTCCAGCAAGTGCATTACCTTGACTTGTAGGTATATCTGCATCGTAGTTATAGAAATATGTGCCTTCGTCTAAAAGAACGTCTTGCATAACTCTATTCTGTCCTTCCATATATTCACTATAGCCGTTCATAAATTGACCTGTTACGTTTGGCGTAAGTAGTGTATATGTTCCACTTACTTCTTTGTATTTCTTTACTACATAGTTTACAATGTAATTGGTGCTTATGTCTACGTCAAAATAAATAGCTGCGTCATTGTCCCATTTACCAAATGTGTAATATTCTTTTACGTATGGTGCAATATCGTAGTACGTGTTTATGTTGTTTGTCGCTGGTATCTTTTTACTCAAAGTGTATTGTGGTGACGCTGGTTGACTTCCTGTAGTCCACAAGAACAACTCTATCTTGCTGCCTGTTTGTCCTGTTTCGTCTATTTCTATAATGAAAGGTGAACGTGATAAATTTATACTCATTTCTTAAAGTTTGATTTCGTTATTTGGTCGAATAAAGTTTCCATATTAAAGCCGAACATTTCCATAAGTTCGTCTGGTAGTTTATCGTAATACTTTTCAAAAGGCTTCGTAAAAAAAAGTGTAGGCTTTAAACCTTTAGAATAAATGCTTCGTGCTATTAAATAACCCATAGACTTATACGACATAAATCTACCTGTCTTTTTGTCTTTCCATTGAAAGCCTTTTTGTTTTACCCATTTAGTCATAATGCCAGACATACCACCTTTTGCTTTGCCTATTAAGCTGCTATTTGTACCAAACTTAAAAGGTGATTCGCTTTGTTTGTTTCCTTTGTTGCTTGACTTGTCACCACGTACACCTTGATCTACAAAAGCACCGTAGCTTTCCATTTCGAAGCTTATCTGTATGCTATTTTTAGATTCTTTAACATAACCTTTTAGACTGTTGTTTAGATTGCCTTTCGTTTTTAAGTTGCTTTTAGCTTCACGAATAACATTGTCTTTGAAGTCGTCTAATAGTTCTTGTATGTTGTTAAATTGTGCCATTAGCAAATAGTCATACCGTTTGGAATTAATATGTCTGTTGTCATTGTCCAACCAGCTAACTTATTTTCGAAACGATCAACAAAAGGTTCGCAAGTAGGATTGCCGTCTATTTGGAATTTGTCAGTCCATAAGTCACCACGTAGTAAAAGTTCGTAGCATCGTGTCAATACTTGTAGCTGCGTATTCAGTACATATAGTTCGTTGTCGTTGCCGTCAAACTTATTTACATCTTCGTCTTTTGTTATGTCTACGATGTCCATTGCAAGTATTGAAATATTATATCGTACTACGTTGCCTTCAAGTGAAGCCGTGTTTACAATGATATGCACCAAAGGAAAGATAGTTTGCTTTGACAAGTCTATGTCGAACAGGTTGCCTTGTGTAACTGTGTTTACTAAAACGTCACCGTCAAAGTGTGCTTTTAGTTTGTCTATAATATCAAAATAATTCATCGTTTCATTTGTTGTTTAATTTCTCTTGCTTCGATTTCGTGTTTTTGCTTTTTGAAGGTGAGATAGGTAAGACATTTAGTAAGTCTGTAGCTTGTGACTTCATCAAACTTTGTAATGTCTCCGTTAGCCAATCCATAGATACTTCCATACCAACCCCAGTTTTTGCCAAATTGGTATCTTTCGCTAAATTGGTTGAAGCCGTCATCTTCTTCAGTTCTTTCTTCAAATAAGTCTGGGTAGCTTTCAGTAATTCTATTCCTAAACTTGACAAAAAAAAACTGCTGCTTATAGCTACGTCTAAAGGTGCAAACTTCATTAAGTCTTGCATATCTTCGTTAGGTTCGTAGTCTACTATATCGTACTTGTCTTTGTTCGTGTTTTTGATTGGTCTGTACATAACACTTAAAGCCTTGTGGTACGTCTTCCAATCTTTCATATAGTTCTCCAAGTCAACATATTCACCAAAGCTTATGTCGTCAAACTTTGGAATAAAGCCAAACTCTATGTCTTTAATTTTAAACTTTCTAATCAGTTGCGGCTTTTCACTAAACACTTTTGTAAAGTGTGCGATCAATTCGTTCAAGTGCTTCATTTTAATCTTCGCTACTTCGCCTAACTTCATACCACAAAATATCTGTATCATTTTCTGTGCTATAAATTCTTCGTCATTGCTTTTTTCTTTCATAGCAATAAATTCTTGATACCGTGATAATGGTATTTCTGAAAGGTTAGTAGGTAGTAAAATATCTAACTTCATATAGTAATAACTTTTTTTTCGTGTTTTTGTACTTTACAGAACGTTATATGAACCGTAATTCTTGTTCATTCCTAACGTTTCCATTTCGTGATAACGCACCGCATCTATTGCGTGATTGTAATTGTCTATAGGTTTGTTTAGTCGTTTGCCTGTCTTGTCTGTGTCCCAACAATAGCTTCTTAACTCTTTAATTAAGTTCGTGCTATTAGAAGTAACTAAATAGTTTTCACGTTGCATAACATCAATTCCGTAGTTGATACTGTCACGTCCTTTCGTTACGCCTTTAATCGTGATTCCGTAACGCTGAATGTCTGCAATACTTTTAGGTTCTGCACTATCTGCGTATACAGGTACGTCTTTTGGTAGCTTGTGTGCTATGTCGCTATTTAACATTCCTGTTTGGTAGACTATTTCGTTTAGTATTCGTTTTTCGTTATGCTTGTAGATTTCTATGCAGCTTGTTGGATCATTAGTGTAACCAAAGTCAAGTCCTATGCCTACAAGTCGTGCTTCTTTCGGTATTGTGTCTAATTGTTTCCAGTTGCTGAAGACTACACCTTCAAGCATACCAAGTTCACCAAGTCCGTAAACCTTCCACCAATTACGCCAGTAAGTGCTTGTTTCTGCTTTTAAGCGATTCTTTTCTATTTGATCTACTATTCCTTTGTCAAGTGCTTCGTTGTCTTTGTACGTTAGAATAATAAAGTCCGCTTCTTTGTCTTCTTTGATTTCTTCAACCCAAAATTCATTAGCTGGGTTAAAGTCTAAATATACTTCGTGTTTTGTTCGTATGCTTAATTCGTTGTAAGCTTCAAAGTTTACGTTGTTACATTCGTTCACGTATAGAATGTCTCTTCTTGCACCTCTTAACTTGCTTGAATCGTCTGCACTAAAGAATTCTATAAAGCTACCGTTTGCAAATTCGTATTTTAATAGTGACTTATTAAACCTGTCGTCTACAAACCTGTTAGTCCACTTCATTATTTTCAAGAAGTCTCTTAATGCACCTCTTCTTAAATGTGGTATTGATTCTGCTACTACGCTAATTTCTAAACCACCTTTCTTTGCAGCTTTGTCTATGAGTATTGGAAGTATTCCGAATGTCTTACCAGCAGAAGTTCCGCCTTGAATAATTTTGATTCGTTTTTTTAACGCAAGTATTTTATTGATCGCCGTCGTTCTCTTTAACATCTGGGAAAAGTGGTTGCTCTATATTCGTTTGTTCTATCTGTTCTTTTAGTGCGTTCAGACGTTGTGTTATGCTTGGGTTATATTGTCCAACCATACCGCCAGTTATTTGATCTTCTCGTATTTCCTTGCGTATACGTGAACAGACGGTATAAAATTCTTTGTATTCTTCTTTCTTATTAAAGTAATTGCTTATTGTCAAGTCGTATTTATTCCAACAGAATATTTCGAAACCTTCCATTGTTAAAGGCACTTCTAAAGGTTCGCCTACCATATCACCGCTTCTTTGGTTTAGGTGGTATTTTATTCTTGGGTTGTTTTTTATTTCTACTTTGTAAGCTTCGAACATATCATACATTTGTTCTGTGCTTTCTATCTTTCTTGGTCTACCTCTTTTTGCCATTGTCTTTTTCGTTTTTTTGTAGGTTGTCTCTATAGCTTGTACTGCAAATTGCTAAACGTTGATCTGTGCCGTATTCGTTTACCATTGTTTTGTCAGACATACAACGTGCCATAAAATCACGTCTCTTTTCGTTTG